GATGAGGCATACGATCAAGTCGTAACTCAGCAATACGATGTAGTTAATTACGGTAGGTTGCAAGGAATTGTAACGAAGCAGGATTACGACAGTCAGAAAACACAACTTTTTGAAGCTGGGTTGCGACACTGGTTTTCTGAAAACTCTAATTTTGAATTCCATGAAAGAAATCATGTTCGGTTTTTACCGGGAATTACTGACGAAAAAAAGCAGAGCATAATGCTTCAACTCGCGCAGCAAGAGGGCAGATGGCAGCTAACGCCAGACGGTCAAGCTGCTGAATTGCATATTAATGGAAGTAAAGCGTTCGATGTCGCAGGGCGTCCTGTTCGCGTTGCTATTGATAAAGCGTTTGCAATAGCTGAACGCGCAAAAGAGCGTAACAGAAGTCGCAATAGGCGCGACATCCGGTAGATAATGCCACAACGATTTCCTTCTCCGTTATCTAATCAGATAAGACCGTTTGACGCGCAGTTCGACATAAGCACAACTGCGGGTGCCGCTTTTGATGATGCGTGGGAAACCAACCCATTTATATCGGCGCTGACATCTGCAGAGTTAAATGAGGCGCGCGGCCTTGGTTATAAATTTTTTTTCAACAAGGAAGACAGGATACGGCAGCGGTTAGAAGAAGACCCTGATAATTACCCGATCCTGTCATTGGAGGAGCAGCAGGAACAGATCGACGCTGTCAATCTGACCAAGGTACTCAAACCGGAGTTTGGGGAGACGCAGGAAAGTCTGGATATGATTATCCGGATGAAGCAAGAAGAACTTGCGCGTCAGACCGTCATGTCGATGGGCAAGGGTGGTTTTGCTGCTGGCGTGGCAAACATCGGTTCTGGATTTGTTGCGAACTTGATCGATCCATTTAATCTTGCCGCTGGTTTCGTACCAATCATCGGACCCGCTAGATACGCTGGATTGTTAGCGCGACAAGCGACAACAGCCAGACGGTTTGGCGTCAGGGCGGCGACAGGTGCCGCAGAAGGTGCAGCGGCAACGGCACTTATAGAGCCGCTGGTGTTACTTACGACGGCCGACCGGCAAGCTGATTATGACATCTACGACACGTTCGCCAACCTAGCGTTCGGTACTGTGCTGGGCGGCGGCATCCACGGTGTTGGCGGTTACTTCAAAGACAAGATATCGCCGAGTATCAACGCGCGAACGGTGATGCAAAGCATCGACAATGCTGAACCGGAAGCGCGGCAGGCTGCATCAAATGCTGCAATGGCCCAACTGGTAGGAGGTAGAGTTGTACGAGGTATTGACTACATTCTGCGCGACAGCTTGGAAACGAGTTCAGCGGTGGGCCGGCTGCGCGACAGCTTGGAAACGAGTTCAGCGGTGGGCCGGGTACTTGATGCGCGCGATCCGTTGGACATGGACGCAGTGTTGCGCGCTGGTCAGGAAGATACGGGACCGCGTGTTCTTCCCAAACACTTAAACGAAGGCGAGCCGCAGCCGGGGTTTCCGGTTGTGGCAAACGAGAAAACGTTTAAGCGCCCAGCCCAAGCCAACAAATTTGCAGAAGCGTTGCAGCAAGAGGGGTTTGACGCAACTGTCCGACAGGTAGACGGCGGGTACGAGGTTGACGTAAATATAGAGACGAACATTTTTGCCCGGTCGCCAGACGGCGCGTATCTAGCGTTTCGCGATAAAAAACGCGCCAACAAAGCGCGGACAAGATTAAAGAAAGAAGGTGCGCTGGAAGAAGCAGCAGTCGTCAAGATTGGAGACGAGTTCTTCATCATTGATGCAAGCAACAAACGTGTCGCTGATCTTGTGACCAAGAATGCAGACAGAATCGACCTTCCAATGGAGGTGCCAGGGATCAAAACAGATGCTGTCGCAGAAGGGTCAGCGTTCTCGCTGCCATCCGCACCGCGCATCTTACCGGATATTGAGTATGGCTTAGACCAAGTTCGTCTGTCTTACGCACCGGAAAACCGAATATTC